GTTATCGGTGCCCTGCTCTGGACTAACAACGATGCCCGTAATTTCACTGCTGATAGACTCAACGATGCTGCTGAGTTTATCCGCCCTGAAGGTAACAAATTCACCATCCAATTCTGATGTCTCGTCAACAACGCCAGACCAACGCTATTCGTTACAACACCCGCCCAATTCGTAATCACCTTGTCAACAATCACCCATCAAATAAGATGATTAAGGTGTTGACAATTCCAGCAAAATAATACATAATGGAGGGAATCAAATCCCTCCTTTTTTATACCATAAAATATCACTGATGACGACTAATCTTTCTGATAGTTTTGAGAACATTGCTGACTCAACTGTGTATGGGTTGTTTATGTCCCCAGTTGGTAGATACACCAATAAGCAACACGAAGAACACAAAACTATCATCCTTGAGTATATCCAATCTCTCTCTGAAGTAAAGAACGAACCACGCCCATTCATCTCTCGTGGTATCACTCAAATGGGTCCAGATAATGTCCTAGAGGTACCACAACTAGCACCAATTAAGGAGATGATTATTGATGCTGTCACTAAGACAAATGCATCCGCTTTCCAATACAATCTCCCAGAAATTGTCATCGCTGATTCATACCTAGAATTAGCAGATAAACAATCAATGTATGCACCACACGAACACTCCAATGTAATATACAGTGGCACATACTTCATCAATTTCGATATAACAAAACACGCCCTACTTAAGTTCAGACGTAACACAGCATCGCCACATTATCCAATCTTTCAACTAACTCACACAGCACAAAATGCCTTCAATCAATTAGACTGTGAAGTCCCATATAATGAAGGTGATGTTATCATTCACCCGCCTAACTTGCAACACGGTTATGAACAAAACTTAAACCCAAATAGAATATCCCTATCCTTCAACATTGCCCCTTTCTAATATGATCTATCAATTCACTAAAGTAGACGAAACTACCTACAAAGATCAAGATGGTACACTATACAAACCCATCCCTAATTACGATGAGTATTACATCACTGAACACGGCAATGTGTTTTCCACAAAGTATGGTAAGTGGAGACAATTAAATACTCACCTCAATGAAAATGGTTATAGAAGGGTAACACTCAGACAAGAAGGTAAGACAGTTGTTAGAAGAATTGCGCGTCTAGTTGCGGAAGCATTTCTATCAACTAAAACCCCTACTACGACTCAGGTTAGACACATCGATGGAGACAAACTTAATGACCATTTCTCTAACTTACGGTGGTTTAATCCGTAATAAATAAAGGGTTAAATAAATATACTTGAGTATTTTATCTTTTCCACAATACCTGTGGAAAACTATACTTAAACCTGTTGAGAAACTATCATTAATCCACGGAGGATTAGCAACCTTAGGACGTTAGCACACGAACGAACGGTTGTCAACACATAGGGACGAAACAGATTCTGACACACTCTTGACATATCGGAGAAAATCCTATACATTATGAGAGTCCTCAAAGGAACACTAATCACCACACAATTCAATGGGTAGAACATACAAGCGTAACGACGTTTATAGATCAAACCGTCCTAAGAGTTTGAGAGAGAAACGTGCATACGGTTCGCGTAAACAATCGACGTACTCTGATGGTAACAATTCAGAGCAATTCGATCAAGATCGCAACATCAACCGAAACGGTAAAAACTATCAAATTGACTCGGAGGATTACTATCAATGAATGACGAAGAGTTTCTAACAACAATCACAGCAGACGATTGGATTGAACAAATGCTCGAAGATTCTCTCGACGATATATTTGAAGACTTGGAGTTTGATGATCAATCCTATGGGGATATTGACCTCGATTATACTACACAATCGTGAGCACATTTAGTCTGTATTCGACACTCTATGAGGAGGGATCATTGCCCCCTCAAGAGTGTATCGAATGGGTGCAGTATTTGATTGACACTGAACAAGAACCGTGGTACACTGAGTATAAACAACTCAGAGAATATTACGTTGCCGAAGGGCTATGCTACTCAGTGAATGTTGGGGACGATTTGTGATAGTTTCGACATATTAAAAAGGGTCCCCTATGCTAACCTACAAAAGTATAGGGTCGCCTATATTATCGAAAACGCAGATTGGGTCCCCCCATATACAAAAAATTTTTCCCAGGTAAATTATGTCTGACAAGTTGATGCAAAAATACTCGGAGGAGTATGCTGAGTTTCTCGGGAGAGAATGGGGCGGTCAGAGAGGGGGAGGATGTTTCAACCTCCTCTTTGAGTTTGGGAGGAAGACAGGGTACCACGAGTGCGCTGAGGACTACTCCCTGAACTTCAAAGACTTTCTCAGGAACATCTGGGAACTGGAAGGGTGGACATCTGTCCTGGAATCAGAGGAAGGAGAGGACTTTGACAAAACAATTATTGAAAAATATGATGTTTTGGTAATGTCATTTGATAACCTCGAACCGAATCGGAGGGCAGGTCGTCTGAAGCATAGTGCTATCTACCTCGGAGATAGTATTCTATTGCATCAGAAGGCATACGATGTATCACGATTGGAGTATGTGGACTCCTATATACCGTATATTAGACATATACTTCGGAAGAATGAGTAAACGTTTTACAGTCCACATAGAAGAGGATGAACACGGGGAACTCTACTTCACTATACCTGACGAGATCTGTGAGGAACTTGGGTGGGATGTAGGCAATGAAGTAGAGTATAATATTGTCGATGATTACTTTGAGATCAGGAGAGTCAATGAGTGACCCGTTAACCAGCACTGAGATGAAGATTGTGTACGATGCAATTCGTTACTATCAATCGAATAACATTGGACCTTTCAAAAAAGATCGCTATGATGAATGCGATGCAATATTGCAAAAGATCGCAAACAGGGTGAATCGTTATGGAACCTACAGAGCAACAGACTGAGTGGACTATCACACTCACTGATGCGGAACGCAAACTACTGTGCAATTCAGCTCAGTGGTGTCTCATATACAAAGCAGACGTTTGCGGTGGCAAGGAGTTATTGAAGACTCAGAAACTATGGCGAAGTATCCAGACCAAACTGGGTGCTTCAAGTTTTATTTGAGTGATTCAGAACCGTTACCCCCGCGAACGTCGTAACTATTCTAATACTATGGAAATCATTGACAATTTTTTACCTGAAGAGGTGTTTCAGGAAATACGTAGCGTGTTTGCGGGACAGGACTTCCCTTGGTACGTTAATGAAGCAAAGGTAATGCACGTTGCTCGTATGTTCGATCCAGAACTACAGGCAAAGGAGATTTACAACTGGCAAATGGTTAATTACGTTTATTTGGGTGGACAACCCAGAAACGAGTTTTACAACGTCCTCCTGCCCCTTGTAGATGCCTTACAACCGCGTGCGCTGATCAGGATCAAGGCAAACCTGAATCACCATACAGATGAATTACAGGAGTATGCATTTCATACCGACTGTGGTGAGTATGGTACCGATGAATTTGCTGGAGCGACCACTGCAATCTACTATCTGAATGATAACGATGGGTACACTAGGTTTGAAGATGGTACCAAGGTAGAATCTAAAGCAAACCGTCTAGTACGTTTCCCTGTGAATACACCTCACGCTGGTACATCTACTACTGATCAAAAGTATCGTATTGTCCTTAACCTGAATTATTTCTGATGACACAAGACTTTGAAATCCCACAGGATATTGAGATTCCCAACTTTGCTAACAAAGAGGAAGAGAATGAATGGCGATTTGAAATGATTGCCAAGACAGCAACTAACCTTGCTGGACGCCTTGCACGAGTGGAGCAGATGCTTTCCCGTGGTGCTGATATGATTCAGTATAAGATTCCTGGTGATGAGCACTACACCAACCTGACTGGTCTCTTTGATAATATCTTTGAGCGACTAAATAAGATCGAAGAGAAACTCTCGTAATGTAGTGGCAATTTACCTGCAGGAGACTGGGCGCTCTTACGAGAACCCAGTCGATTCTGAAGATTACAATAAAACCTGGAACGGTGTAGAGAACGTACCCAACGGTTACCAGATCACCTATGAGGATGAGGGACCTGGTGGGTACAAATTTGGGCGTGATGAAGTATTCTATATTGGTGATAGACAAAAAACGTGTGTAGCGTTCTGCGATAGTGAAAGAAATACTATCTACAGATGGTACTCTGGTAAGCAAAGAGACCACTTATACACAAAGAAGCAAGAACTAGACAGCGGTTACACCGATTTCCGTTCGTACAATAGGGAACCGAGACAAAGAAGCGCAAAATACTTCACCCTGATGAAGTCTAGTGTCTCTGGTACCACAGCATTATACCGTGCCTACGACTCGGGTCAGAATGATTCCAGACTACAGACTGGAAGTGGATCTGAATTACTTGGATATATTTGGTCTTCACAATCTGCTGCAACCTCTTCTGGTCTACTGACATCGGGAGAGAGCATCTTAGCACTCCACGAATACATTGCTCCTAGCAATGGAAGGGGTACAGATCACTTTTATACTATAAACCCTGCGGCAGAAGTTAATTTACAAACAGGGGTACCTGGAGTACCTGACTGTAAGGAACCTGGTTCTGAGGACTATCAGTATGTTGGTGTTGTTGGTTATGTTACCTTAACACCTGGTCCTAAGAGTGTTGCACAGTATCTTGATATTGGTGGACCCCAGAGTACAGGTCTAGTAAACCGTAGTGGTTGGTATTCTTGGGATACGACACCACCAACAACCTACACAGAGATTAATTACCTTAAGGATAAGGATGGTGTACCTGCTACATCAAACTACGGTTGGGGATTCAATGTTGGTATATTAAGCACCGATGCATACTTTGAGTGGTATTACGGCAAGAACGCTGCTGTGAAGGCATCTGTGCCCCGCTCATTGAACTTTCACGATGCCTTTGAGGGTCAGTTTGTATTCTATCTTTATGATACAACTAATCCCTGGAATGGACCGATCTATGGTATCAACTTCTTTGAGACTGATGCACCGTGTCTTCCTACCACGTATCAGCAAGGCACTCCTCCTCCAGAACCGACTCTAACGTACCACACGTACAATTATGAGATCGATCCTGACGTTTGGAGAACCCAGAAGACTCATATCTTTGTAGATGCACCCTCAGGTGAACTTGGTGCCAATGAATCATTCTGGACTGCTGGTACCGATGATCACCGTATCTTCTTTAGGTACACCACTTCTAGTGGATTCTTCCTCGTTGGTGAGCGCATTAACGGTTGGATGATCACTGCTTGTCGCTATTTTGGCGATGAGATGAACTGTGGTTATATGGAATTGACGCAAATTAACCAAGAAGGTACGGGAAATACGTTCTCATATGGTCAAACATTCACTTCCGATAACGGTGGAGGCATAACAGTCCTTGCTGGATACGGAATTAAGAACAAAGCAGCGTTCTGGGGAGTGTATGAGTTCCCCAAACAGGTAACATATACCCGTGTAGAGATCGATAAGAACGCTCTGATCCCTCAAAGATCCATTGATTCCGCAGTTATTCAGTGTAAAATCAACAAACAAGGTCAAGTTACATCAGTCAATATCGTAAATAGCGGTAAAGACTATGTAAATCCACAACTTTCTGTAGAATTTCCAGAGACAATCCGCGATCAGGGGTTTGTTGACCCCGCTCAAAACACTCCTGAGTTCTTTGAAGACGATTCTACTACTAAAGTTCAACTGGATGTTGAAGATGAGACAGATTTTGCCCGCACCGACAAGCAATTTAGAAAGTCTGCTGCGGATTTGAGTAAGAAAAAGTACGTCAACAAGTCAGATTTCACGGGTACCCTGGAAGAAGCAGAGTTTACTGCGGTTCTTGATGAGAGAGGATCCATCATTGACGTAATTATTACCAATCCTGGGCGCGGATATGCACCTGGAAGGAACTGTCCTATCATTGTAGTAGACAGGGAACAAGGAAAACGCACAGATACTTACGTTGGTGAGGGTATGTCTCCCGTGGAAAGTGAGATCAATAACTCACTTTCTGGGTTTGGTGTATCAGATGCAGCGGCAAACGCGCAACTTCAAGCAGATAGAGACGTTATTCTTAACCTATCACAAGAGTTTAATAAAACTAAAGAGATATCATACAACCGTGGTTACATCAAAATGGGTGATGTTAACATAGAACAACCAGAAAAGTTCTGTAACAGCATCATTCCTGGCAGTTGTTTCTCACCAAATTCTGGTGGAGACTGGGCAGATTTCGGATCTAGATTTGATCAGAGCACGATTTTCAACAATTTGCGCTCTATGGATCCAAACTTTAACGCCAACAACCCTATGTTGGACAGTTTGTGGTCCCAATCCAAACCAACATCCAACCTTATCAAGGAAAGAATGAGTTCTGGGATGCCTGGAATCTTCCCAGGCGGGTGTATTGAGGTTGCTACCGCTAATTTATACAGTACCAGACGCTTTTTTGACATTCCTTGCCCCTATGTTTCTTATAATGCTGACGGTGATGAGATTGTTTACGGTTATATGCCGTTCAAATACTGTGCTTCTAAGCAAGATACCGCGAAAATTAGCGTCAGTATTCAAGTAGAGGGTGATGTTAGTGGTGCAGGCGCGGCAGTAAACACCAGATTTATGAACTGGTTGAAGTCTTTGAACAGACCACAACTCACAAGACCGCGTAAATTCCCTGGAAGTGGTGGTAACCTCTTCCAAAAGACGCATCCCTGCAGTAATGGTGCAGCAAAAGGCAGATGTTTTGAGTCAAGTAACGGACAATACACGTTCGTTCCGATTGGTGGAGATGAAAATACGTTCGATTACGGACTAAACCAGGGTATGACAGAGCTTGATCAGTTGGAAACTTGGATTTCTGACAACTATAGTGCGTACACTCCATTGTTCTGGTTCTCGTATGAGCAGGCTACTACTACAACGGAGACTACAGACCCAGAAACAGGTGAAACAACTACAACCACAACTACAGGTCCAACTGGTAACTCCGTGAGTGCTCCGTACAATTCGATTGTTCTAGACTCTTGTAGTGGTGGTCAGTTCCCTAGTGACTGCTGGCATAACTTTGTAGATGAAGGAGTTCTGACAGTTAACTCTGGATATACTGCCAATGGTAGTGAGATTAGTGCGGTAGACATATGTTCTAGTCCACCATTTGCGGGATGTCTAGCACTAGATGAGGTTGTTCACGCAGCGATTGCCATTGACCCCAAACGTATCAACCAAAACAACTGGATTGAGATGGGACCATATGAAGGGACAATGCTTTGGAGAAATTTCTCTACAGGTGCTGCGCGATTGCTTGATCAAACGTTAAATAACTTTGGTAACCCGTACTTTGACGAGTGCGATATTACATTCGATCCACTGTAAATGGCAATAGGAATTCTAAAACCACTTGCATCACTCAACGGTCTTCCGTGTTCTGGACACGGATTACCTGTGCCTGCGACTATTCACAATTCTCAAGTCTGTGGTACTCCCCCAATCCCCTTTGGCATCGTCCTAAAGGATCTTACCTGTTGGTGGGCACCTCAACCACTAATTCCCCTTGAAGCGGTCAATCCTCTTAGGGCAACTGTGCTTGTAAACGGATTGCCTGTGATGTTATTTGGTGATGTTTTTACACCGCACACATCAACTACAGCAAATATCATCAACTATGTTTGTCCTTGCGGTAAGGGTACCTGTCTTATTCCAACACCAACTACTTGCGGGATGTTGACTGTTGAGGATATGGGTGGTGTTGGTCACTTCCGTATGTGTGAAGCAACAACATTTACAGTCTACGCTCTGAAGAGACCTGTTGGTAGAATGTTGGACCCGCTTGGCATTGGTAAACCATTTGTTTCTTGGCCGTGTAAATCTGTGGTTGCATATGGATCACCCACTGTACTTGCAGGATAGATAGTGCTATAATTTCAGAGTTCTACACACAAGATTATGGCACGAGCAAAAGTTGGTCTTTCTGGCAAAAAGATTATTGTATCTACTCCAAAGTGTACTCGTCAGGGTAACAGTAAGAATACAAAGTATGCTGCCACGAGTCGTAACAAAGCGAAGAAGAAGTATCGCGGTCAAGGCAAGCGATAAATAACCACAGCGATAGTAACCGCTATAAAAGTTCTACTACTTAGTAGGGAGAACGAAATGGCGAACCATCCAATTCCAGATCAATCTCAAGAGTTCATTGAGTCAGGTATGGTACTCATAACTGATCCAAGAGCTGATAAATACTTAAACCGAACGAAACCCAACGATCCCCCTAAGGATCGCTATTCTAGACAATGTGGAGGTGCAGGTGGTTTCGATGATTACGTCGAACGCTGGCATTAATGGCATACAAATTTAGAGCAGAGAGGACGCTCAGTAGAGCGTTCAAAGACTTCAGTATTGGATTCAGACCGAACCCCAATACTGAAGATTTTTCTGTAGTTAAAAATGAGAATGCTATTAAGCAGTCTGTGAGAAACCTTGTTCTCACTGGATTTTATGAGAGACCTTTCCAACCCCGTAAAGGTTCTCGCTTGAGAGAAATGCTCTTTGAACCATTTGATGTATTTCTTGCTGAGGACATCAGAGAAGAGATTTCCAACGTAGTCAAAAGATTTGAACCCAGAGTCGTACTCAATAGTGTACGGGTCAAGGAGGGTGAAGAAACTAATACTATTGAAGTTGAACTTGATTACACTATCGTTGGTGAAACTCTTATACAAACAGTTGATTTCCTCTTAGAGAGAACCTAACAAATGGCAGCAATTCCTTCCAATTTAACCTCTCTGGATTTTACAGAGATTAAGGAGTCTATCAGATCTTATCTAAGAACTCGTGAAGAGTTTACGGATTATGATTTTGATGGTTCTGCTGCGTCTTATCTGCTAGACGTACTGTCATATAACACTTACTACGCTTCGTTCAATGCCAATATGGCAATGAATGAAGCATTCTTAGAATCTGCAACGATTAGAGACAACGTTGTTAAGATTGCGAAGCAACTTAATTATACACCAAGATCCATCAAAGCGTCAAAGGCGTGTCTGAACTTCTCTGTGCAGACTTCTTTGGTGGGTAGTAGCAATGCATATCCCGCTACGGTAACCCTTCCTCAGGGTGATGTATTTGTTTCTTCTGTAGACGGTCAATCATTCCTGTTTACTCTCCCTGTTGCAATTACAACCGCAGTAGATCAACAGACAGGTATTGCGTCATTCCCCAAAACTGTTGCATATCAGGGTAACCTGCTGAACTACACATACACCGTGCAGGACGTTAAGAAGCGCGGGTATGAGATTCCTGTAGACAATGTTGATACAGATCTTCTGTACGTTTCTATTTCACCTAACGCTCAATCTGAGGAGATTGACACATACAATCGTATTAATGACATTGTAGGTGTTGATGGTACCACTCGTGGATACTTCTTGGAAGAAACTGATGACCTGAGGTATAAGATCATCTTTGGTGACGGTATCATTGGTAGAGAATTGATTGCTGGTGAGATCATCAGACTCAAGTATGTACGTACTGACGGTCCTCTTGCTAACGGTTGTAAGAAGTTTACCTTTATTGGTCGTGCGATTGATAACCTAAACCGTGTTATCCCTTCCTCACAGATCACTATAGCGACCGTAGACGCCTCTCAGGACGGCGAAGAGGGTGAAGACATCGTTAGCATCAAATTCAACGCTCCTAGGGCATTCTCAGCGCAGAATAGAGCGGTTACTGAGACTGACTATGAGTACATTACCAAATATGTGTACCCTCAGGCACGTTCTGTGACTGCATATGGTGGTGAAAGACTTTCTCCTCCCATTTACGGCAAGGTTTTCATTGCAGTTAAGACCAAGAGTGGTTCTGCACTGAACGAAACTACCAAAAAGCGCATCAAAGCGGATCTTCTGAAGTATTCGATGGCAGCAATCGAACCTGTCATCATCGATCCTGTCTCTATGTACATCCGTCCCAAGTCTTACGTCTTCTTTGATGGTAGATCTACGAATCTTTCCAACAATGAGCTGGCATCGAAGGTCTTAGGCGCTATTGATCAGTACAATACTCAAGGTTCTGCCAACAGATTTAACGGAAGAATTGATACATCGGCATTTATGACGATGGTTGACTCTTCTGACAACGCTATTGTTGGTAACCAGACATCAATGACCCTTGGTTTGAACATTGAAGGGTTCCCATTTGGGTCAACGTTCACTCAATGTGTCGATTTTGACAATGAGATCGTAAATCCTGGTGATATTTCTGGTGGAACGACTGGATCTGGTGAAGGCGCTGGTACTTGTGACCCAAAATTCTCTTCTGTTAAGAGTGGTACCTTCTATTCGACAGGATATACGGAAAATCTGCTCGACCTTGCCGTACAATCACAACAACTGACTGCAAATTCAGTTCTGAGCACCAGTACATTTATTGATGGTGACACTTCAGCACTTCTTCCCGTAAATGTCCGAGATGACGGACGTGGTGAATTGATTATGGTCACAAAATTGGATGAAAAAGAAGTTATTCTCAAAAAAGGTGTCGGAACAGTCAACTATAAGAGTGGCGAAGTTTGTCTTGGACCTGTAAATGTTGCTAGCACTCCAGATGGTACCTCACGCATCCCGATTACGGTTCTAGTCGCTTCTGGAGCGGTCACAATCGGCACTGGAGTAGACCCTGTGATCTTCAATCCACAGGTTATTACCATCGACTACACAATCGATGGAACCGTAGTCCCCAACTTCGATCCGTTCGACTTTACGCCAATTAACTTCGACGGAACCTCGATAAATATCATTGATTATCCGACGACAGTGTTCGAGTTCCCCGAGTTCGACGCTTGCTTCTAACTTAGACAGAAGAATAACAAAAAATGAAGTCAGTTAAGGTATCCCAAAGGTTACAAGACCAAATTCCTGCCTTTATCAGGGAGGAAGATCAGGCTTTTGTAGATTTGCTAGTTCAATACTACAAATCTCAGGAAAAGTATGGCAAGCCTTACGATATTCTCAATAATATTCTGTCTTATACAGATATTAGTTCGGATGAGTATGATCCCAACTTCCTGGCATCATCTTCTGTCGTTCTGAACCGTGTTTCACCGTATGATAACAACATTACGGTAGAAAACATTGATTACTTCCTCGAAAAGGACGGTACTATCAAAATTGATGATGAAATCATCTTCTACGAGAGTATCACCAAGTCTCCTGAGGTAGTTTTCACTCCTGGAGTCAATCTTCTTGAGTTTAACAAAAAAATTCAAGAACTTGAGAACATCAAAACTCTTTTTGATGGTACCAGAACACAATTCCCTCTTACACTCGGTGGAACGCCCGTTACACCTGAGGCACCAGAGTATCTGCGTGTTGTTGTCAATGGTATTCAACTGAAACCGAATGTAGATTACTTTTTGGAAGGAGCGCAGATTCGTTTCCAGACTCCTCCAACGATTATTCAAGGATCTACGGAAATTACTCGTCTTGAGTATCTTATTGGTTACACAAGTGTACCTGTAAGAGAACTGGATGCAATTACAGTTGCAAACGCTAACGAAGAGAGAGCAGAATACAATCTGACTCTAAATGGTAGTAGATATATTCCACTTTCGACAGTTTCTTGTCTTGTAGCAATTAATGGTAGGGTAAAAACGCCATTTGTGGATTATACGATCTATCAGGATAATATTATCCTCAAATCTTCTCTTAGTGTCAATGATGAACTTACAGTTCGTGCTGTTGAGCTTATTGCACCAGAATTTGGCAAAAATGCAGAAGCAATCAGTAAAATTGAGAATGGACAACTGATTGACCTCATCGTAAAGAATGGTGGTAGCGGATATCAAATTAATTTCACACCAAAAGTTACCGTTCTGACTCCAGATGATACGACTGGTGAAAACGCAACTGCGGAAGCACTTGTCAATGGTATCAAGGATATTCAACTGATTGATGGTGGTCAAGGTTATACTTCCGCAAATCCCCCTCTAATTGAGTTCGATACACCCGCAGATCCTTCTGGCATTCCTGCTAGAGCGACAGTAACTGTTGATGATACTACTGGTCAAGTATCTGGTATCAATGTTCAGTCTTCTGGTTCTGGATATGACTCCATTCCCTCTATCAGATTCCTCAATCCTGGTGGAGCAAAGATTAGTGATTCTCAGATTGATGCGGAAGGTTCCGTGGTTGATGGTTCTATCACCGTACTCGAAGGTGGTCTGAGATACACAACTGCACCTCAAGTTTATATCGATCCGCCTTCTGAGAATGCGGTAAATGCAATTTCTGCGTCTGCATATGCAACTTTGAATGCCGAAGGGCAAGTAGACGGGATTGTTATGATTTCCCGTGGTAGAGGGTACCTTACTGCGCCTAGATGCCGTATTATTGATCCTATTGGCGCACAAATCCTCGATGTTCAAGTAACTGGTGGCAAACTAACAAATATCGAACTGCTTACTGGCGGTCAAGGTTACACTGATGCTCCCTCTGTTTATATCGTAGATAATCGTAAGAATCTTTCTGGAGATAACATCGGTGGTACAGGAGCAACTGCTGTAGCAACTATCTTCAATGGTGAGATTACTGATATCAATATCACCAGTTTTGGTGATGGATATTCTGAAGATAATCCTCCTACTGTCTTCATTGCAGAACCTAAAGCGGCTGCAGCATCCTGTAACGTTGGTTTTGGTGAAGTTACTGGATTTACTATTCATTCCCAAGGTAGAGACTATCAACCCTCACAGTTCCGTAACTGTAAGCGTGGTGTGTCGTCCACAACCTCGTATGATATTAGAGCAAACCAGGTTTATACTAAAGAATCTGATAGCATCGTTTCTTCTCACGAAGCAGGCACAGTAATCGAGAATCTGGATACACTATTCGTAAAAACTCTATACAATCGTTTTGTAAACCAGTTCTTGCCTAATGCGCCTATTGACTACACCAAAGTCAATGCTCCGCAGATTATCAAGACAATTAAAGACTTCTATCTGTCTAAAGGTACCAAGAGAGCAACAGAATATCTCTTCAAGGTCCTCTTCTCGGAACAGATTGATGTTTCTTATCCTAAAGATGAACTAATCAAACCGTCTTCTGCAACTTGGAGTGTAGAGACGATTATTCGTGCAGAAATTATTTCTGGCAACCCACTTGACATCCAAGATTCTCAGTTGTTCCAGTATGCGGATCCAGTTGATATTAATGTTGGAAATGCAACCTGTCTGGTTGAAAACGTTATTGCTATCAATACTGGTGTTGGTACTATCTACGAACTTTCAATTTCAGAAGAAACCCTTTCTGGTAAGTTCACTATTCCCTACAAGACCACTCTTGTAGAACCTCTGAACACAACCGATTCTATTATTACGGTTGACTCTACTATTGGTTGGCCAGAAAGAAATGGTTTGATTATTCTTGGTGATAATGAGTATGTTCAATATAAAGAGAAGTCTCTGAACCAGTTTATCGAATGTACTCGTTCTAAGAACGGTATTGTAGAGGATTGGGACGCAGGTACAGAAATTTACTCTGACATCTTCTGCTATATCAACAAAGGTCTTGATAACGAAGTTAAACTCCGTATTCTTGGTATTGCAGAAGCAAATGGTACCGTATTGAATGATACTGGTTCCTACTATCTGGCAGGTGACAAACTGAACGTTGCATCGCTGGGTTCTTCTTCCATTAATAAGAAAATCACTTCTTGGTTGTATAACGTCAAGAAACTGATTCAGGTCAACAATATTGAACCTGGTGGTCTTAATAATCAGACTGCAACTGTCTATACAACTAATAAGCACGGTCTGCTGGTTGGAGACTCGGTAACCATTTACGGTGCAAACCCAACAGTCTTTAACGGCACATTCGCTGTCACTTCTCGTATCAGTGACACTATCTTCTCGTATCAGATTAGTGCACCTGCTCCGAATGCACCTCAGGGTAACATCCTGATGTCGGTTGACCTTAATAAAGGTAAGTCCGACGTTGATAGTATCAATGATTCCATTGAAGACTATACAACTAACGTACAAAACACTTTCTTCGATAATACTCACGCATATATTGCTACAACTGGTATTCCCAACTATAAGGTTGGTCCTTTCATTGGATCTGCACTTCTTCCTGGTAACCAGCGCAAACTATCTCGTTTCCCACTGAATGTTGAGACAGTTTCTCGTCGAGAGAACATTTCGTTTGGTCCTATTGGTGCTTGGGTTAATGGTGTTGCTGCTTGGTCCTATAAATCTGAGAACAAGATTCAGTTTGGTGGCATCACTGGTATCGATATTACCAATTCTGGTAAAGGTTATGACGCTGCAAACAAACCCGCTATTGAAATTAATGGTGGTGGAGGATCAGGTGCCGAAGCAAATGTAACTGTTAATGGATCCCTCTTCAGCGTTGAAGTTACTGCTGGTGGTACTGGATACACATCTTCACCCCTGGTTTCTATTGTTGGTGGCGGTGGTTTCGGTGCAACAGCAACTGCTGTTATCACGAATGGTACTGTAAGTAAGATCCTGGTAGAAACTCCTGGTGAACAGTACACCTCTGCTCCTACTGTATCAATTTCTGGTGGCGGGGGATCTGGCGCAACAGCAACTGCCGAAGTTAGAGGTCCGATCAAATCTATTGCTCTGACTTCATCTGGTTCTGGTTACACATCTTCTCCTGAAATTAAATTGAATTCTGGTGAGGGTGCTGTTGCACAACCGATTATTATCAACGGTCGTATCGTCTCTATCGCTATTATTGCATCTGGTAGAGGATATACATCTCCACCGAGAGTCGTCATCAATGGCGATGGTTATGGTGCTGTTGGTAAAGCAATTATCGGTACCATTGGTGAAGATAAGGGCAAAGTTCTTGGTGTTACCGTAGAAAACCGTGGTATTGGATACAGCACTGGAACCACTACAATTCGCCTGGAAGCGATTGGCGAACTTGCGACATTCAAAGCAAATGTATTTGAGTGGACTCGTAACCTGGAAAATGAACTTGATGGTCTCCTTGATCCTTCTCGTGGATATGTTTTTGCTGGATATAACACTCAGTATGGTGGCGAGTATGCTCACCTGTCTGATCCTAAGCAACTGAGATATGTTCTCGGTGACAATGTATTCCGTGAGGCTTCTACAGGACAGTTGAAAGAACTTTCATCTGGTCTGAGACACTCCCCGATCATTGGTTGGGCATTTGATGGTAACCCAATCTACGGTCCTTACGGTTATATTGATGCCGCAGACCAGTCTTCTGGTATTAAGAGGGTCACTTCTTCTTACAGAATCAAACCAGTTCTTCTATATGATGAGGATACAAACCCGAACCCTGTTCGCGCTGATGGTCCTGTCCTGGCATCTTATCCTGCAGGTTCCTTTATTGAAGACTATGAGTATGTCTTCCAACAGGGTGATCTGGACCAATATAACGGTAGATATTGTAAGACACCCGACTATCCCGAAGGTGTATATGCGTATTTCGTTTCTATTGACGCATCTGAAGCAGGTCTTCCAGTATTCCCTTATATTGCTGGTCCTCAACTGTACTCCACACCTGATAAGTGGAATTACAATCAAGATGCTGTTCAGACGAACATTCCTCAGGGTGTTGTCCGTTATAGAGATCCTTATGAAGATGTTGATATCGACATTGATCGTCAACCCAACGCTGATACCGATCAACTGGTAACAGAATTTGGTGATACCTTTGTCTTTGAGATTGAAGATATCAACCGTGATGGTGTTCTGCAGCAGTCTGAAATTGAAACTCTTCTGGAAATCTCCGAAGAACCTGTGCTGCAACTCTTCGATTACTACCCTCGTGTCTCCACCAGATCTCAAGTTGACATCGAAATTGAGACCACTACTAAGTTTGAGGATGCTCAAATTAGTGGTTTTGTGGTTGAGAATCCAGGTGTATCGTATAAGGTTAACGATAAACTGTACTTTGACAATGAAGGTACTGGTGGTTATGGTGCATCTGCAAAGGTCAATTCGGTTAAGGGTATTGACATTGCTGCATACACATCCTTTGTTGAGGATGATATTCCTTATGGTCGTATTACAACAACTGGTGAGCACGATCTCAGAGCAGGCGATGGTATTATCGTTGACAGTATTCCCATCATCGATCAAACCAACAAGACATACCGTGTCAAGGTCGTATCTGGTGTTGAGCGCGTAACTGTTACCCAACAGGGTCTCGGTTATTCTGAAGATATTCCTCCCACCTACGAAGTTGTTAGTGGATCTGGTCAAGACTTTGCCCTGTCAATTACCAGAGAAGAGTCTGGTGCTGTTAACACAGTTAAGATCATTAACTCTGGATCTGAGTATGATAAGGACAATCCCCCAGAAATCAGAGTATCTCACCCCCAGAGATTCAAGAAAGCAGCATATGCACTATCTGTCCTGAAAGAAAATAGCAGTGGTTTTGATAGGATCTGTAAGATCTCTGATGTTGCTATTGCGGAAGATCGCACTTTCTATGTTGTTGGTCAGACAGATGATCTTACTGGAGACTCTGCTGGTCTGATTGCTAAGTTCAACAGTGACGGTCGTCTTCTGTGGACTCGTACAATGCTGCCTTTGCAACCTGCAACGGGAGATAAGGATTGTGTATTCACTAGAATTTACGTTGAGAACACTTCTCCCCATTCCATCTATGTTGTTGGTGAAACAAAACCCCACACATCCAACCCGAACTATAACCCCGACCTGGTAGTTGCTAAGTTCATCTCTGGATTTGATGGTTTTAATAACCCAACTGCAGTTATTCAGTGGCAGAGAGAAATTGCTGGTATCTCTGGTGGTACCCGTCGTGATTATATGAGTGGTGTTGCACTGGATGATGACGGTCAACTGTATATCGCTGGTTACACAGATACCAACTCACTCAATCCCAACGATATGTGGATTGCTTTGATGGATCTTGATGGTACAATCAAAGAAAAGCGTAAGATCTGTTCCACAAGTAGTGATGAAACACTGAATGATCTTCATTACATTGGCAATAACAGCACACTGTTTGTTGGTATTAGTGATCCTACTGGTGTTGGCAACATCATCGTGGGTGAAACTTACTACGATACCGCAACTATTGAAGTAACCTGGAGCAGACAGTTTGGCAACACTGCATTCAGATTCTCCGAACCTAAGATTACTATTGACGAATATGGCAGCAGATTCCTGACTGCTACAGCAACTCAAATTGCCACTGGCAATAAGGTTGGCGTTCTGTATATGAAGTTTACCCCAGATGACTATAAAACACCTGCGGTAACAAAGATGTTTGCTCCCACAGGAAACTTTGAGGAGATTCGCTCTACAGGTGTCAAGTTTGATGTCTTTGGTAACATTGACGTTGGTGCATATGTCAAGTATGCATTCAATGATCATCGTGCAATTATGTTCAAGGTATCTTGGAACACCAACAATGTTCTTACTGCAGCATACCTGAAGCAAGATTCTGGTATCGGTTTCAGACCTACCAATGTAACCAATGATAGTTCTGGTGATACCATCATCGTTGGTAACAAGATTGAATCGAACGAAGTTGCTCTCTTCGACTTTGATACCGCAGTTGATGAAGACCAGACATTCAATTCTGCTCTGACTGCTACTTGGACATCTGCACCTTCTCTGGATAATACTAAGTTCCAGTATGGTACTCAGTCTGTGTACACAGGTGCTGCTGCTACGTCTCTGCACTTAGATTATGGTGCTGATGTTGCGACATCATTTACTTGTGAAGCGTTTATGGCGCTGGAAACAGCTCAATATAATGCCCAAGCATCTAATCCTATCCTGTTCAAAGTCATTCCTAATACAGGATCTAATGCAATCGTAAGTATTGTTGGTACTTCTGGAGATGCAAACTTCGGTAAAGTAAAACTGGAGTTGGGTGCAAATACTTATTATTCCACAAGCACAACTAACTGGACTGCATTTAACAACCAAGGATTTGTTCACGTTGCTTTTGTCAAGTCTTCTCCTGGTGTTGGTAACTATCAGTATGAGATCTTCCTCAATGGTACATCTGTTCTGAGTGTTACCAGTACGACCGTTGACACTAACCTTGCTGAAGTTTATGTTGGCGGTGATGCAACCCCTGCTGCTGCCACATCTGTTGATGGTTGGATTGATAACCTGTCTATCTCGACATTGGTTAAGTATGATGACACCTTTACTCCTACACAGGCAGTTGGTAGTAATAGGGAAACTGATGCATTCACCTTCAAACTGGATCGTGAGCAGACCAAGACTGGTACCTATGCACTGACTACTATTGCAGCGGATATGTCGATTGAGATCGGCACAGCTATCAATAACTTCACATATAACACTCAGGCAATTACATCTAGCGATTGGGCACTTGGACCTGCAGGTTTGCAGATTCTGGACTATGGTGATGTTGTTTCCAACAACGTTGAGGGTGTATATTCATTCGCATCCCACGACGAAACATACGAAACCAGAACGGCAACTATTCCCACACCTCTAGGTAAGAAATTGCTGTTGTCCACAACAGTTATTCCTAAGTTTTATCTGCGTGATGCTCTGTACACAAGCATCGATGCTGTTAAGACTATTTCGTTCAATCAACCTGCAACCTTCACTAAGGGTTCGGTCTTGCAGCAATACACCACGATTGGTGGTCAGGATGTTGTAAGTGCTTACGGTACTATTGTTGAAGTCGGAACTAACTTCTGTAAAATTGGTAGAATTATCGGTAACTTCGATCAAACCAAGAAACTGAAGTCTACTGCAAATGATATCAACCTGATTGCGCGAGTATTTGAAGTTGAAACAACCACACCTCAGTGGACAGAGAACTTCACATATAATACTGGAGATGAAGTTTACAGTGACGGCAAGATCTACACCGCATCTAGCACTGGTATTTCTGGTCCCACTGCTCCCACACATCTTGTGGGTACAGTTTCTGATGGAAATGTCAACTGGGTTTATACATCCGTTGCGGGTACTTTCACCGAAGATCTTGCAAATACTGCATACAATGGCGGTATTCTTTCCCAGTATGCAACTTGGAGGCAGTTTAGTCCTACCGATTACATCATCAAGATTGATGAAATCTATAGTGATGCTGGATTTATCAAAGGAGATACCATCGATGCTGAGGCAGTTGGCGTAACCCTTTCATTCGATAATACTGGAAAGATTGTTACCATTGGTGGTCTCGCTGGTGTTAAGAAGTTTACCTTGACTGCAAATCTTGACAAGGATGTTATCCCCAATGCTCCTCTGGCATATACGGATCTTGTTTATTGCTTGTCTTCTACCAAGAATAACTTTGAAGAAAATGAAATCGTCTTTATCGAAGGTTTTGCTACCAATGAGTACAACGGTTCATTCTTCATTGAAGAGGTATTCAATAGCAGAGAGTTTACTTACAGACTGAGATCGACTGCTGTACAAGATCCGACATTCAACAGCAATACGATTGGTAGTGTAAACATTTACGCTAAGCATCCCAAACTGCTGTTTGTTCGTGGACACCAGTATGTATTTGACCTTGATGATACTTCCAACTTTGGATACTTTATCTCATTCTCCAAGGATAACCAGTACAAACTGGAATATCCGTTCGTCAACATCGTTAGAGAAGGTATTCCTGGTCTGACCGACCAAACTTCACCCAAACCTCTGGTTAAGTTCATTGTTAACGATGATGTTACCAACATCTCTTACTACTTTGATCCTTCCAGAACTACTCCAGATACTTCTCCTGTAAGTGATACTTCGTTTATTGACGTTATCCAAACACCTTACAAGGGCACATTTAGAGTTGAAGAAATTATTAGTGACGCCGAGTTTAGCTTTGAGCTTCTGAACGAACCCGAGAAAGCAACTGCACCTCTGGGTACCACTGAGACTGGTCTTGCCAGAGCGTCGTACTCTACGACTTCTACCAAGGCAATCGGACCTATCTCTGACATTAAACTTGTCAACCCAGGTGGTTTCTATCAGAAACTACCTATTGTTACAGATATTGCATCTAATAGAGAGATTGAGAAAATTCGTATCACATCTGGTGGTACCGAATACGTAAATGGTATTTACTATAACGTTCCCATTGAAGGCGATGGGGAAGGTGCTTTGTGCAACATTACAGTTGCTGATGACGGTGAACTGACAGGTACTATCACCAATGTTGTTCTAACATCTGCTGGTAAGGGATATACCTTTGCGTCTGTTGATATTGACGCTATTCCTGGAATCCTTGGACCCCTGCTGGCAGGTTCTGGTGGTGATCTGGAAGTTGTGATTCCAGATGAAGGTTCGGGTGCATCCGTCTTCCTGCAAGGTAGAAGCATCGGTAAGATTAAGAAACTGAAGAACAACGAATTTGGTTTCGGTTATTCACACGACTACACTCTGAGACCCGAAATTACTTTCCCAGTAAACCTTCAGCTGTTTAATACCGCTATTCTGTCCGAAATTAAAGTTACTAATCCTGGTTCTGGTTATACCTCTGTTCCTAGAGTTGTGATCGAAGGTGGTGGCGGTACAGGTGCTGAAGCAGAGGCAATCGTCAAGAACAATAGACTTTCTGAAGTTATCATCAAGAACCCTGGTTCTGGTTACTCTTCCGAACCGTCTGTTACTCTGAAATCCGAATTTAACTATGTTGTTAACCTTGACTTGGGTTACCTGCAGTTTAACTTCCCGCACGGCATCACCACTGGTGCAGAAATTCAGTTGAGAGCAGAAGATCTTGGTTCTACTGTTGGCGTTCTGCCAAAACCGAGTAGCGCAGGTCTGGTTAGCTTGAATGCAAACACTACTTACTTTGCAATCGCGGGTAATGCCAACTCCCTGGAACCCGACCAACTGAGAATTGCTCTGACAAAAGTTGATGCTGAGTCTGGTAACTTTATTTCTTTCCTGACACAAGGTGATGGTCGTCAGATCCTTCTTACCGAAGTGTTCGGTGGTCAAGCAGAAGCAATCGTTGAAACTTCTCGCTTCCTGAAGGGTGAACTTGTTTATCAAGGCAGCACCATTGAGACTGCAACTGCAACAGGTTACGTTTCCAATAATGAGGGTTGGCAAATCGGTCCTCGCATCCTGAAACTTGAGAACTACAATGGTACTTGGGTAGAGGGCGAGAGAGTTACTGGTCAGGTGTCTCGTGCATCTGGTTTGATTGATAACCTCTCGATTGCTCGTGGTACCTTGAATATTGACTCGATGACTACCACAACTGGTCAGTTTATCGATGACGTGGGTAAACCTTCCGAAATTGTCCAGAAGATTCAAGACTCTTTCTTCTATCAGAACTTCTCTTACGTTATCAAGTCTCAGACTCCGATTAACGAATGGAGAAAGTCCATCCTGGAAACAAACCACCCCGTTGGTTTCAATATGTTCGGTGAACTTTCACTGAGCGCAGGTAAGGATATCTCTGGTCGTAAGGTTGTTTCGGACCTGATCAAAGAGGTCAACATCTTCAGTGCCACCGATGTTAATAAGATTACATCGTTTGCAAACTCGCAACCCATCTATACAGAGTTTAACAATA